CGTCAGCTTCGTAGCTCTCTTTTATTTGTACAAAGTTACTGAGCTCTGAAATATAATCATAATCTTCAAATATTAGCTTGTCTTGCTCAACAATATCTTTGAGGGTGGAGCACCCCAATCTTTTTACTGATTTTGTGGTTCTGACCCCTAGCTGGGATCTTCCTCCTCCAAAACCAGATGTTATATATTGTAATCCATTTTTTTGTGACGCTCTAAACATATTTTCATATTCAAAATCATGAAATAAAATATTTGCAACTTGCTCGCCAATATCATTTATTTCTATCAAAACAAAAGCGTCGTTGTATTTTTTTGCAGCATTGTAAACAACATCTGGATATAACATAGGAGATATATTCTTGCTTCTATACATACCAACACCTCTATAAGGATATTCGGTTATGTCAAAAACAACGTAAGCAGAATAGTCACGTCCTAAGCCTCTTGATGTGTCAACAACTATAACATAATTATGATCTTTTTGGGGTTCCTCATAACATTTAAAATTGTTCTTCTCGTACAGCGGAGTTCTGAATGTCATTGCTCTGAGCTTAGTAGGATGAATCAACGTATTCGTACTACCTAAGAACTCGCATTCAAATTCTTGTCTGAACTGTTCTTCAGATGTATTTCTTATTGTATCTTCACGCCATTTTTCATCACGGCCTGGCACATCAGACCAATGAATCTCCACACGCTCATAATCGTTTCTTCCTTCTTCACTGTCGACCCACAACTTATAGAATAAATTCATTCCATTCGGAGTAGATGTTACGATCACCTTTGAGGTTTTACCAGAAGAAATTGTAGGAAATACTGAAGTGAAGAATTCTTCTTGAATATTGTTTGGAACAAACGCAAATTCGTCTAAGTAGATTATGTTTTGAGTCGTGCCACGAATGGCACTTGATGATGTAGATGAAGCTATAATTTCTGATCCATTTTCTAGCTTTATACTACCTTTATTCCATTCAACAATGCCTTGCTGCATCCATTTAGGAAGATGCTCATACATTGTTTGTATTCTGCCAAGAATGTCAATAGCTTGAGATCTTTTATTTGCAAGAATGGCGATGTTGTACTGTTCGGTGAAAAGAACGCGCCAAAGCAGGTATGCACCAACAGTTGTTGTTTTACCAACTTGTCTTGGAAGTTTACATATTGAAAACCTATTATCTTCAAAGGTATTCAACATTTTATTTTGAAAGTCCCACGTTGAAAATGGAACAAGGCCTGCATCAACTGTAACAATCTTTACGTAGTTGCGTACAAAATAAACAGGGTCGCGCGCGACCTTGACATACTCAAGCACTTCCTCCTGAGTAAACTCAATAGGGACTCCGGCCGCCTTGAGATTTTTATTTCCCAAATAAATGTCGGGCATGTGTTGACCTATCTAAAAATGGCCTGTATAATCAGTGGTGTAGCCCATTAAGGATAGACTATATTAGATAACTTCAGATTTACTTTGCCTTCATCGATTAATCTCTTTCTGTTAGCTAGATGAAGTAAATCCATTGCGTCTTTGTTCCCACCGTCATATTCTACGGCATACCCTTCCTCAACAAGAATTTTAGATACTGAGCGGTACGCATCTTTTTCATGATCGTAAACCTCAAAATCTCCTAAGATACGACCGAACTTCCCTTTCATATCTTCTCCATTTTTTGCAACCTGCGTCTTGAGTCGGCAGTACGTACCGAGGAGATTTTTAAGTCTTTTCTTAGCTGCAAGACCAAAGACTTTTTCAATTTTATCTCTAGTTCTACTTTCCGGTGTATCGATACCCATTATCCTGACACGCTCGTTATTCATCCATATGCCAAAACCCAGGTCAACATCGACATCCACGGTATCACCGTCTATAACTCTCACAACACGTGCTTTATATTCATACATCTTTTTTTCTATCCTTAATCAATTTTTGTAACTCAGCGGTATTACCAACAAATAATGCGTTAGTGACATTAGTAGGACCGGACTTTGATTCTTCTTTCAACGTCTTGACCTTCTTTTGAACTTCTAACAGATCTTTATTTGCATCTGCTAATGTTTTAACAAGCTGGCCAACTATCTCATAAGCTCTTGGAGACTCACTTTGATTAGCTATTTCAACTAAATTATTTAGCGCGTCAGAGCCACGCTCAATTACGTTGTATAAATTCTCTCTTGCATACTGGTAATCTGTATCTACATCTTTATCTTCAGGTGGAGCTGCATCCCGAGGAATAACATTTGTCGATTGTTGTTCTTCTTCTGGTTCAGCTATTGGCAAGTCAAATATTTTTTCAAAATTTTCTTCCATCTTTGTTTTTTTCATACTATGGCTCATCAATAGTTGTTATAAAACCGTAATCATCATCTGATTCAATTGTACTTTCCGACACTGTAAAATCAGCGTTGGATGTAGGTTGTCCATTAGCTGTAAGTCCAGGATACACACTTACCCTTTCAACAGCTGATGCATCAGGCAAGTCTGCAGCAAAGTTAGCTATTGATCTTCTAATTAAACCTGTTGTTGATGTAGGACCAAAAATATAACCTTTCATCATAAAGTTCAAGTTCCATATCAAAGCTCTTCTTGTATCAAAACTACCTTCATACGTGTCCTCCAGACTAACATCGGTCAATACACAAGGAACATCATATGTCAAATTCATTTCTGGAACGAGATTTATTGAATTTGTCCACTCTGGTTGAAAGTACGGTAGTATTTGTTCAAGAATTTGTGTTCCATCATCTGCATGCTTAACAAAAACGCTCATTTGAAAATTAATATCGTACGGGACAGGTCTGTATTGAGTTTTGTAAACAGTATTATCACTCCGTGACACGTTTGCGTGTTTTTGTGTTGAAGGCAGTTTTCTGTCAGCTGCATAGGTCATAGCTGTCATTTCAAACCCTATTCTTGGCAATGAAATAGCAACATCTTGATCAAAATTAGGATCTTGTGAAAGCCTTACTAGAAACTTTTCTTTAGGACCATATGCTATGGGTACTTTGAGTGTTTGTATTCTTTCGTTATTTTTATTGAATCTTTGTAAATATATACCGTTAAACATATTACCAAAAACGATAACATATTTTCGCAGAGTTCCGTGATAGAATGTTCTTCCAAACATATTAGTACCTGTCTATCTCACCAAATGGATTGATTTCACTAAAATCCAGTATGTTATCAGCTTGAGTCTGGAAGAACTCGTTGTTAGCAGACTTATCAGTTGTTTCAATAGTATATTCTTGTAGTAACGTACCGCCATCTTCAAGCTGTGCAACACCAGTTCCATCTTCAAGAGTGAATTGATATCCAAGCGTATCGAGGCTGTAAGTTGATTCAATAGCATCAATTTCAGTGTTACCAGTACTAATTCGCTCTGAACTGTATTCGAACAGCTCACATCGAACATCATATGTTTGAAGTCTACCAGTTTGATAAAATATTTGCTCGTGTTCCACAAACTTAATTTCAAATATTTTACCAACCATTGGGAAGTATATTAGATCTCCTTCCTGCGGTCTGTTTATTGTATTGAGATAATCAT